TTTGGAAGGTAATTCTTTAGTATTATTTCAATATGTAGAAAAACATGGTGTTATATTAAAACAACTTATAGAAGATAAGGCCGACGATAGAAAAGTATTTTTCGTTCATGGTGGTGTAGAAGCAGAAGAAAGAGAAAAGATACGATTTATAACTGAAAAATCAGATAATGCAATTATAATCGCCAGTTACGGAACGTTTAGTACCGGTATTAATATAAGAAACTTACATAACATTGTTTTTGCAAGTCCAAGTAAATCTCGAATAAGAAATCTACAATCTATTGGTAGAGGCCTTCGTTTAAAAGATAATAATTCGGCCGCTACTTTATATGATATATCGGACGATTTAACATACAATGGCAAAGAGAATTATACACTTCAACATTTTAGAGAAAGAATCAATATCTATACTTCTGAAAATTTCAATTATACAATACACAACATAGAATTACATAAATAGTTATATGACTATAAATGTCAGAATTATAAAGTTAGTTAATGGCGATGATATTGTTTGTGCTTTACCTACAGAACAATTATCTAATAAATCAACATTGTTAAGAATAGAAAAACCTTTACAAATTAAATATATTTCTCAATTGACTACTAGAGGTCTTAAAGATTATATTGCTTTAATTAAATGGGCGGCCTATACTAATGACCAAGTTATAACTATTCCAAAAGATAAAATTGTTACCATTACAACCGCAACAGAAGAATTAATTAAAAGTTATACGAATGTATCTAAAAAATATGAAAATATTTCAATTCCAAAAAGAGAAGATCATGAAATTGAAGAATTGTCAGAAGAAGAAAATGATAAGTTTAATGAATTGTGGGACGAATTTAGAGATATTAAAAAAATACTCCATTAATCTGGAGATTTTGGTATCAAAGAGGCTACACGCCTATTATACATAGAAAAGATAAAAAGTCAAGCAATCCTGGAACCGAAATTTTCAAAACAATAAATTGATAAGTGATTGACAAATAACACAAACTATAGTATATTTAAATTATGACAACATCAAAAAAATCAAAAGAACATTACGTCAGCAATAAAGATTTTCTGGCCGCAATGGTAGAATATAGAAATTTAGTAAATAAAGCAAAAAAAGAAGGCAAACCAAAACCTCCTGTTACAAATTATTTAGGTAATTGTTTTTTAAAAATTGCAAATCATTTATCTTATAGACCAAATTTTATAAATTATACATATAGAGATGACATGATATCTGATGGTATAGAAAACTGTTTACAATATCTAGATAATTTTAATCCACACAAATCGAATAATCCTTTTGCTTATTTTACTCAAATTATATATTTTGCTTTTATTAGAAGAATACAAAAAGAAAAAAAACAAACAACAATTAAACATAAAATGTTATTAGATTCAAATTTTGATGACATGACCTTGATGCCAGGAGATGATAGAGAATTTCATAATCAATTTACAGAATTTTTAAAAAAAAATTTGCCTATAGAAGAACCTAAGATTGAAAGTCTTACAACTCATAGGGAAATGAAAAAAGAAAAAGAGAAAAAAAAGAAAAGAATTAGAAAAGGTAAGTTAGATTATTTTATAAATTAAAAATGTTAAAAAGCAAACATATAACAATACTTGGCGGCGGCACGGCTGGACTAGTAAGCGCCTTAATTTTACAAAGAAGATTTTTAAATTTAAATATTACAATTATAAAATCTAACAAAATAGACATTGTAGGTGTAGGCGAAGGTTCTTCAAATGAATGGAGACTGTTTATGGAATATTGTAAAATTGATTATAAAGAACTTATAAAAAATTGTGATGCAACTATTAAGTATGGAGTATTTTTTGACAACTGGACAAAAAAACCATATTATCATAATTTATCAGAAGTTTATAGTTCGTATGCAAAGGTTGGTCAATATTTAGCAGGATATGGTTATCACATTTATAATAATCACGAACAACTTGCTTCAACCAGCATGTTTCAAGATAACAACAATACAATCTGCAAAAACTTTTTAGATAATGATATTGTTCCTTCTCCTCAATTTCATTTTAATACTTTTAAATTAAATGATTATCTTATAAAATTATGTATTGAAAAAGGTATTAAAATAATAGATGATGAAATCAAAGATGTTTCATTAGATGAAAAAGGAAACATAAAAAGTTTAAAAGGAGAAAAAAATTATACATCAGATTTTTTTATAGACTGTACAGGTTTTAGAAAAATATTAATATCTAAATTAGGAGCAAAATGGAAATCTCATGGTAAATTTTTAAAAATGAAAGAAGCTATAGCTTTTCCTACAAAAGATACAGAAGAATATAACACTTATACTCTAGCAAGAGGAATGAAATATGGCTGGATGTTTAGAATACCTACTTTTGGTCGTTGGGGTAATGGTTATATATTTGATAGTAATTATATTAATGCTGAACAAGCAAAAAAAGAAGCAGAAGAATATTTAGGACATGAAGTAGAAGTAAAAAAAAATATAAAATTTGACCCAGGTTATTTAGACAAAACTTGGATAAAAAATTGTCTAGCTATAGGATTAAGTGCTAATTTTATAGAACCTTTAGAAGCAACATCAATAGGAACATCCATCAATCAAGTTTTTTTATTTTTGCATTATTTTTTTAATTATAATGAAAAAGATATAGAAGATTATAATAAAAAAATAAATTCTATTATGGAAAATATAAGAGATTTTATATTTTTACATTATATGGTAGAAAGAAACGATACTGAGTTTTGGAAAGATATAAAAAAACTAGAAGTTCCAGAAAAACTGCAAAGAAATTTAGAAAAATGGAAACACAGGTTGCCTATAAATGAAGATATAATAGATACAAATTATCATTTATTCCTTTCTCATAATTATGCAACAGTTTTATGGGGAATAAACAAAATTGATAAAAGTATAAAAAAAGAATATTTAACTTTAAACGACTTTGAAAAAAAATATGTAGAAAATCTTATTCTTCAATATAAAAAAACGTTAAAAACAGAACAAATATCTCATAAAGAATATTTAAAAAAAATAAGAAATATATAATATGAAAGTTAATAGTATAATTATTGTTGGCGGCGGCTCTTCTGGTTGGATGACAGCTGCAAGTTTATTAAAAGCATTTCCTAATAAAAAAATATCATTAATAGAATCTCCTAATATAGCTACAGTAGGAGTAGGAGAAAGTACAATCAGTCAAGTGAAATTTTGGGCTAATTGGTTAGGTATAGAAGATAAACATTTTTTAAAACATACAGATGGCAGTTATAAATTAAGTATTAAATTTACAGATTTTTATAAAAAAGGACAATATTTTCATTATCCATTTGGGGCTCCTTATTTAAAAGAAAATTTAAACGAATTAAACGATTGGTGGTATAAAAAAATGTTATATAACAATACACCAAATTCAGATTATGCGGATTGTTTATATCCTCAAATGGCATTGGTAAACAAAAATAAATGTTTCTATAATGAAAACAATGAATTGCCTTTTAACTTTAAAACAGATGTTGCTTATCATTTTGATGCTACAAAATTTGGGTTATGGTTAAAAAATTTTTATTGTTTACCTAAAGGATTAAATCATATTAAAGAAGATGTAAATTCTATAGAACAAGATGAAACAGGTGCAATTAAATCATTAAATAATAAACATTTTGCTGACCTTTTTATTGACTGTACTGGATTCCAGTCTTTATTATTAGGCAAAACTTTGAAAGAACCTTTTGAATCATATTCAGACTTGCTGCCCAACAATTCTGCATGGGCTACAAGAATGCCTTATAAAGATAAAGAAAAACAATTAGAAGGATTTACAAATTGTACAGCTATAGAAAATGGTTGGGTTTGGAACATTCCTTTATGGTCGAGAATAGGAACAGGTTACGTTTATTCTGATAAATTTGTAAACGATGATGATGCTTTAAAAGAATTTCAAAAACATTTAGGAACAGATGAATTGGATTTTAAAAAAATAAAAATGAGAGTAGGAATACACCAACGATTATTTGTAAAAAATGTATGTGCCATTGGACTATCAGCAGGATTTATAGAACCATTAGAAAGTAATGGACTTTTTTCAGTACACGAATTTTTAATGATACTGATTAGAAATTTACAAAGAGAAAACGTATCACAATGGGACAAAGACAATTTTACATTTGCTGCAAAATCTGTGTTTAGAAATTTTGCTGAATTTGTAGCATTACATTATGCTTTATCTCATAGAGATGATACAGAATATTGGAGAAATAATTTAAATAAAACATGGGAAGAAAAACTAATACATTTGAAACCTTCATATATTAACGGTATGTTTACAATTGCATATAGAAGAGCTTTTGAATATAAATTTATTCCTTTAGAAGGAATACAAACAATAGCTGCTGGTATGAATTGGGGTCCTACAGATTTAGAAACAATATTGCATCTTAATACGATGGATAATATTGATTTTTTTAAAAAAATGTGGCAACCATATATAGAAAATTTAAATAAAAGAAAAAATATGTGGGAAAAAATTGTAGAAAATAAACCTTCTTTATATCAATTTTTAAAAAATAATATTCATAATGAAGATAGCAATAATTAACGATACGCATTGGGGAGCCAGAAATGACTCACCTGCGTTTATAGATTATTTTAACAAATTTTATGAGGAAGTTTTCTTTCCTTATTTACAAGAGAATAATATCAAAACTTTAATTCATTTAGGCGATGTGGTTGATAGAAGAAAATTTATCAATCATAATACAGCATATAATTTTAAATTAAATTTTTGGAACAAATTAGAAGAATTAAATATAGACACTCATATATTATTAGGCAATCACGATACTTATTATAAGAATACGAATGAAGTAAACGCATTACAAAATTTAAGCATATCAAAAAACACCAAAGTTTATTCTAAATCAGATACAGTTACATTTGACGGATTAGATATATTATTTTTACCATGGATATGTGATGATATTATGGAAGAAACATTACATGCAATAGATAATTCAACAGCACAGATTGTTATGGGGCATTTAGAGATAAAAGGTTTTGAAATGCACAAAGGTCATGTTAATGAACAAGGATTAGATAAGTCTTTATTTAAAAGATTTGAAAAAGTATTATCAGGACATTTTCATAAGAAATCAGATGACGGTCATATTTACTATCTAGGCTCTCCTTATGAAATTACATGGTCTGATTATAAATGTCCAAAAGGATTTCATGTATTTGATACAGAAACAAGAGAACTTATAAGAGTACCTAATCCATTAAGAATACACAAGAAATTAATTTATAATGATAAACAAGAAGATTACTCTAAAAAAGACTTAACTCAATTTGAAAATACGTTTGTTAAATTGTTTATATCAAATAAAACTGATGTGGATATGTTTGATAAGTTGGTAGAGAAATTTCATAATGAAACAAACGTTCACGAATTAAATATTATAGAAGATTTAACTTCCGATATAACATTTACAGTAAAAGAAAATATATTAGACCAAGGAGAAGATACTTTAACATTTTTAGGTAATTACATAGACCAAATAGACACAACATTAGACAAAAACAAATTAAAAAAATTTGCAAAAGAATTGTACGTAGAGGCTAGCGAAACATGATAATTTTTAAAAAGATTAGATGGAAAAATTTTTTATCTACTGGCAATACGCCAATAGAAATAGAATTGAACAAAGCACCAACAACACTTATTATAGGAACAAATGGTAGTGGCAAATCAACATTACTTGATGCCTTATGTTTTGTTTTATTTAACAAACCATTTAGAATGATTAAGAAAGAACAGATAGTTAATACTATTAATGATGCTGATGCCGAAGTAACTGTAGAATTTACAGTAGGAACAAAGAACTATGTTATAACAAGAGGCATCAAACCAAATAAATTTGAAATATATTCAGATGGCGAATTAGTAAATCAAGATGCTTCTAGTATTGATTATCAAAAATATTTAGAGGCTAATATAATGAAATTAAACTACAGATCGTTTATACAAGTTGTTATATTAGGTTCTTCTTCGTATGAACCATTTATGAAAATGAAACCAAGATACAGACGTGAGGTTGTAGAAGAAATTTTAGATATCAGAGTGTTTGGTTTAATGGATTTAATATTAAGAAGTCAACAATCA